TCATAGCGAAACCAATGATAAAGATTGTATCATAAAACAGTTCGGTCATTCAATTCGCCTTTGCGACGTAAATGTTGGGGATCAACCTTCGTTGATCACCGGGAAAATTTCGTTGGCCAGTGAACCAGCTGGAAAAACTAGGCTTTTCGCCATCTGTAACTTTTGGGTTCAAACTATACTTAAACCGTTGCACGACGCTTTAATGCAAGCATTAAAGTTGTTTCCAACAGATGGTACGTTTGATCAAACAAAACAATTTAATAGAATCCTTTTGGAAACTAAAGGTAAACTTACCTATTGTTTTGATTTAACCAAGGCTACAGATCGATTTCCTGTTATATTACAACAAGTTTTACTTGGAGTAATAGTTAATGAACAGTTCGCCCAAGCTTGAATGAAACTAATAAGTTTTCTTCCTTTCCGTTATAATCAATCAGATTATATCTGAAAAGTAGGTCAACCATTAGGGGCATTTTCGTCTTGAGCTATGTTCGCATTAACTCATCACTTTGTAGTACAATATTGTTATTTCAAAGTAACCAATCGGTTAAAATGATTTAATGATTATGCATTACTTGGAGATGATATAGTAATTTGGCATTCCAAAGTGGCACAGTATTACCTATCTTTCATGTCCGATATCGGCGTAGGTATCAATTTTCAAAAATCTTATATTGGTTTATCCAATACAGGGGAATTTGCTAAAAGACACTTTGTCGATGGAAGGAATATTTCAGGATTCGGTTATTCTATGATTAAACAAGCATCAGCTAGTTTGATCGGTTGAATTCGTTTTCTTGAAATACTTGAACTTGAGGGTTTTACCGCACTTGGTGGAGTTTTGTTGTTACCCGGGAATCATGTAGGAAAAGAACTTTCTTTTTCAATGAAATCCCAACTAGCTTGGTTATGAACATTAAGGAACTGTTTTGCCCATAACTGATTACTCAGTTACGGTAACATAACGATATCCCAATCTAATCTTCTAGAATATTACATTCTAGAGAGGATTGAATTGTTGTCTAAACAAGCTAATTCTTGCCTTGATTATAAAGACTTTCTTAAGCTTACGCGAAAGATTGTCAGAATAAGCAAGAGTTGAGGTGTAGCAGTAAAACCAGACTGCTTGGACATTGCATTCATCGGCGATGAATTAGTAAGCCATCCGTTAGTACGTTATTTAAATCTCAGAAATAACATCATTTTTGTTAAGATAGAGCAATTTAATAACCTAATTCAAGATAGTTTGTGATCTTCAAGTGATATTTTGATGTTATCGTCATATTCACAAGAAGAATACATTCCATCTCTAACTTTGGATACCTTCTTTGCTGACAATCTCAATGAAGTAAAGCATAAGTTAAAAACCAGTATACAGATCAAATCAGTTAATAAATTGATGAAATCTATTAAATAAAATGAGACGGAGGGGGAATACTTCCAGTAACTTGCGTTACAGCTCAATGCAGAGAAACCTAGGTTTC